GCTAGCTACTGTGCTCGAAGTACTTATCGAGTTGAGGCGAGTTTGTAGTTGGGAGGTTTCGCTATATGCGTAAAGACCAGCTGAAGGGATACCATCCTCCGACGCGGGCCAAGCAGCCCAAGCAGGATTACCCTCGAAAGGAGCAGCTTTAAGAACACCGATTCCCGTGAACTGCCCTTGGCTTGTTTCGGTGCCGGCCTTGGCCGTGTCCTGCTCAGTCGCGAGCACTACAGGAATGCTTGAAGCTTCCGCCTTTTGACCAAGTGACGTGGCTACGCCGCCAACCTGCGTGAGGTTCACGTCCTGCGTGCCGGAGGGCGTGATAGTCCAGCTCGTGACCTCGTTACCGCTGCCGTCGTAAAGTATCATCTTCTGATACTCCTCGCCGCCAATGGTCTTGGTCGCGGGAATGTAATCAGGGTTAGATGAGTTTGGCCCGTTGGATATTGTGGGACTCATTATGCCTCTGGCACGTCATCAATTCGAATTTGCGCATTGCCATTCGGGTCGCGGACGATGCTTCCGACGCTCGCGGACGGCTTAGCTAAGTAATTGTTGACAACGACAGGCGGAGGTTGAAGCTTCTGAATCGCTTGCACCATTTGCTCGGTCATCATCATCATGCGGTCCTCGCGCTCGGCCTTGTCCGACTCTGCGAGCAAGACTTCTGGAGAAAGGGCCTGACCCCCCAAACCTATTTCTGGGGAGTAAGAGGAAGGAGCGGTATCAAAACCAGAGGGGTCAGGCGAAACTTGAGGAGGCATTGCTCCCATTGACGGATCCATCGGCATCCCTTGCGGAGCTTGAGGGGCTTGCATCGCGGCTTGCTCAGGGGCAGGCATGTCGCCCATTCCAGAACCTTCCGCGACTCCGCCGCCCGTCATCATCTGCTGAACTCGGGGAGTGTATATCCCCTTAGCCGCAAGAGTCTTCTCTACTTCGGCGTCAGCCATCGCTTGAGTGCCCTGAGCATCAGCCTCAACCTGAGCAGATATTGCGTCGAGCATCTTCTTGCGGGTTGCTTCTGGAATATCAGGAGCCGTCTCAATAAGAACTTCAGGAGGAATGCCAACACCCTTACCATAGAGCTCCACAAGTACACCGAAGAGAGCCGCCTGAGAGGTTGGGCTCCAAGCAGATTCAACAACCGCAACATCGTACTCGCCGATGTCTGCTGTTTCGAGCATCGTGATAATTTCTTGGTCCGTGAAGGAGTCGAGAGCTTGGTCGCCAAGCATGACCTCTTCCCGAACGGACCGGTTCTTAAGAATGCGAAGAATGCGCTGAGGTGAGTAATACTTGCGAATCATCGAGAGGAGGAGGCGCCCGAGCTTGCGTTTCGCAAAGGAGAGGTTTTGAAAGACTTGCTCGTGACCAAGCATCTTCTGCTGCTGCCGCTGATGAATAGCTGCGCCTGAAGTGTTCGCCCCTGCGTCTTCAACGGACGTGTCGAGGAAGAGCGAAATCGTATTCGCTTCCATGTCGATAAGGTTCGCAATCTCGGAAGGGAACTTCGAGCCCTCGGTCTTTGATGGCTGCCGAGTAACGTCGTTAAGCGTAACAACGAAGCCAGGCTTGTTTGCGTTCTTCTCGAACTTAGCCTTCTCGCCTTCAGGGAAGAGAGTGTCGTCGATGAACCAACCGTAAGAGGACATCATGTTTCCGATGTCGACGGTCTGGCTTCGCCTGTAATTAACCTCGCGCTGAGAGTCTTTAATTGCCTCAATCTTTCCGTAGAAACGATTGCCGCGTTTCTCACAGTATACGGGTACAACAAAGAAGTCATCAGTCGGAAGGTCGGCTGGGTCCTCGTCAGAAAGAACCTTGGAGCCCGCAACTTTCGTTATGCGAATCTTTGGGATGTTCCGCTCGACAACAACGAAACCCGGAATGGTACGGACCATCTCGATGTCTTTATCGTTCCAGCGCTCGGCTTTATGGAAGAACTCGTCCGCAACATTAGCAAGTACGGAGACGGGTTTGTAGATTCGACGCCAACACTCAATGACTCGGTACTCTTTCCGCGCAATGTCTACAAGAACTTCGCCGCCTAACATTATCTGAGTACGGTTCTCACTTCGACCATACTGGTCATTCGCGTAGTTCTTGTGTGGAGATGCGTCTTCCGTGAGGAACGTATCGTGATTAATCTCTATCTCTTCTGCGACCTTCGGCCAGAATTGTTTCAGCTTCATCATGCTGTACATCTGGTCTTTAATGAGAACTTCGCAGTCGCTTAGGTCTTCCTTCTCGTGTTCGCCAAAAGTCGCACGCATCCAAGGGAGTTTCTCGACCTTGATGTCGCCTTCAAGGGAGCTGTCAAAATTGACGGAGAGGGTGAAGTTCCCGCGCCCAACAATGCAGGCGTCCTTAAAAACCTTCCCCTCTTCGCGGTCGTAGTAGCATTGTTCAAGTACGTGCTTAGCAACGGCGGAGTATGCGTCGGCAACTCGGCCATCGCCCTCGCCAACGGGTGCGTATTTAATGTCTGAGCGCTGACGGGCCTGAGCTCCGCAGAGTTTGTTGACGTAATGCTGAGCGTAGTTGAGAACAAGACATGCGCGGTTGTTAGCTTCACGCTGAAGCTTCTTCTCGGCAGGCCATTGCTCCCCGTCAAAGAAGTCATCGGCCTCAATGCCTTTCCGAAAAGAGTCGGCCTCAAGCTCTCGGCAGTCGCGGAAAATAGAGTGGACCTCGGAGACAATATCGTCGTCGAGTTGCTTCTTCGGCTGAGCCTTAAGCTGAACTTCCTCAAGGACGTGCTCGTGACCATCTTCGGGGTCAGGCGCAATTACCCAGCCTTCAGGGACTTCGGGCATCCCTTGGTCCAGAGGCATCCCAGTCATCGGGTCAATCTGCGGCTCGACGGGAGGTTGGTAAGGTTGCCAGATTACTTCGTGGACATGACCGTCTCGCGCTTGAGACATGGCGCCAATGCCCTTCTCCTCGTTGAGGTAAACGATATGGTAGTGAGCTCCACGGCCAACTCCGATCGAGTCGGTGCGCTTAAATATCTTTGGGCCTTGCATCTTCGTTAATCTCGAAAGCGGTGACTAGAGAGCTGCGGCCTTCGCCGAGAGTCTCGGTGCGAACGTGAAGAATCTTCAGGCGGTCGGAAAGAATCCCCTCGGACTTAGCCATCGTTGTAAAAGCGGAGAGAAGAGCGGACACAGCAGCACCAACGGAGTCAGGAGATGAGTCAAATGCAACTTGGTGCTTAAGAATCATACGAGGATCCACCCATCGGAAGTTTGGTCTCGGTCTCGGACGTACGCAGGGATTCGAGGCTTAGCTGGTTCGCTATCAGGAGGGCGAGCACCGAAGCGGTAATCGCGGAAAACGTCAAAAAGGTAAGCAAGAGCGTCCAAGCCATCGTCATGCCAATAAGGAAATTTACTCATCTCCAACCTAAGCCTCTCGATGTAGGCTTTCGGAATGGAAGATGAGATGTGGAGCTTGCCGTTGTTGAGGGGCCATTGAAGGTTTGAGAGGATACGCTCCTCTTTACTTCTTCCACCTGGCCTAAGTATGACTAAACTCCCACCTTCGACGGTGACACTCCGCCCTTTTGCTCGTAAGGCGTTCGCAACGTGAATCTCCATGCTCTGCATCGAGACTTTTTCAACGCCGAGCCTCAAGATTCGACCGTTTCGGAGGTAAACCTTGGTAACAATGTCCATTGCCTCTGCTTCTGCGAGGGGTTCAATGACGGCATCGAGTATGTAAATGTTGGAGGCGCCCAAGTCGTCGCGGAAAGGCTCAACCCCACAGACAAGAATACCCCAGGAGTCGCCCGTTCGGTCCTTTCGGTACCCGGCTGGGTCAATAACCATGAACTTGAAGAGGTTCTTTGGGATCTGGGAGGGCATGACCTCCTTGAGATAGGCGGAGTTGAGCTTCTCCTCACCGCGGGGGGTAGGGTCAAGGAGTTGTTGAGAGTAGAAGAACTGCTTGTTCGTGCGGAGCTCGGCTAGTTTCTTCTCGGGTAGGTAAACGGACTCACCATTTGGGGCACCGTCGACCGTCGCAGGCTTAAGGCGTAGATGGTAAACAGGAGTGCCGTCGTCAAGCTTCTTCTCCCGAAGGGCCTGAAGCAGACCGAAGTGATGGTAAGGAGTACCCGTCACCCCATGGGTCCCGTCAACCGTGCCAAGGTTCTGGCTCATGTCAAAGGACTCTTTGAGCTTGGTGATTACATCGGGGTTGTTGACGAAATCGTGAACTTCAATATCGTCGTAAAGGCGCCGCGAGAAATGGCTACCCGTCGGCATACCCTCAAGAAGTCCATGTCCAGAGATTGACGGCTCCGCCGCCGCAGTCGAACGCTTGATAACAAGCCCAACCTCCTCGCTCCACTTCGGGGATTCCTTCGCGGGGTTCTCATAGAAGATGTCCGGGAAGCAGGCCTTGAGAATCGCAGAGTCTTCAAGGACCCACTTGATTTGGCGCACAAACCTCTGAGCCGCGGGCTTTGAGTAGGAGAATAGGGCAATGCGCTCGTTCGGGTCGCGAAGAAGCCGGTGAATGGAGTCGGCTACGGTAATGATGGTTGATTTGCCGTGCTCACGGGCCCAGATGTCAAGTGTATTCGTTCGAGGTCCGTCTTGAACCTCCCAGCAGGCTTGAATCCAGAACTTGTGATAGGCAACCGGGACCCGAAGGCCAAAGTAGACAAGAGCCCAGAGGTCGTTAAGAAAGAGGTGCCGGTACTGCTCACGCTCCCAAGCCCCCTCGTCCACACCCTCGGGCGGGTTCATGATGGTCTCAAAGACCTCGTAGTAGTTGACCTTGTGCCTAACCCCAGGGATGCGGCTCCACTTGATGCCGTTAAGCTCAATCTCCGTACCCTCAAGGCGGTGAGGCTTCTGCGGGAACCAAGGCTTGGAAAAATCGTGTATCACTACCCCGAGGGTGAGATAGGAGTTGACTGCCCGTAAGTTTTATGACACCTATTGGTCATGTCCTTCTACGTCCCGGTCGTTAAAATCGGGGGCGCGCTTTGAGGCTTAATGCCGAACTGTCCAGCCGAAGGTTAGCGATGAATGCTCTTAAACGTCGCAGAATTAACAACACCAGAGCGAAGCGGTTAATGACCGATACCCAACGAAGCTTGTTGCAAGGTTAGTTGGTAGGCGTTGAATGCATCTTAGGATGTCGTAAAGGAGGGACAGCCCAACCCCCTCCAGGAAGCCGAAAGGGAGACTTTTCGGTCTCCGAGCGCGAGCAGTTATAAGTCTCGACCCTCCGAGTTGGCAGTTGCAACACCGAATACGGATACCGACTAGGACCGATGTTTGCGTTCGCTAAAGGCTATGACCTTTTTGTCAAACAGAAAGGTAACGTAGCCCTTAGTGTAACCAAAGCCGTGTCCGCTAGTCCCGATATGTAGGATCAAGTATATAGTCTATAGGTTCCGCTTTAGGGATCTTAGGGATTAGGGCCATGCCTCCAGTCAAAGGGATCGGGCCGCCACTTAAAAATATTCGCTAACTTCCGGGGTGTTTTATAACAAGAACGGTCGGACCCGCCGGAGACCCCTACCCCCACACCCCCCCCCCTACCCTTCAGCCTCACGCACGCACAGCCTCCTTCTAGTCTTCTTCTACATCGAAGACAAATGCAAGCCCCTTGCCTATCTCTCCCACAATCGAGCGTGGCAAGCCCTGCAATCGAGTGCATACCTAGATAAGTAGGGGAGATGCTTCACTTTCTACGATAATACTAATTATCGGTTGAGCCTTTTGGGGGCTCTTGAGGCTTTGTAAAGCTCTGTGTTTGGCTCTTGGTGTTCGCGGTTGATTGGTCGTTTATGAGGCGATTCGCATGAAAAACCTCCTTGAACCCATAGATCACGTCCTTCAACGCGCCGTCGTCAAGTTTGCCCGATATTGATTTTAACAGCCTCATCTCAATATTGCTAAACAACTGAGTCTTTGAAACTAAGTATGCGGGCACGTCTTCAAGCTTTGGAAAATACTCCTCAAATCTCTTAAGTGCGTATCTTACTTGGTATGCCTTACAACCGATAGCCTTAGCAGTGGCTTCATTGGATAGCCCAAGCATTTTGCCGTGTAAGGCTTGAGCCTCAAGGACCATGCGCGCAGTCTCCTTATCACTTTTTAGAGATTCAAACTCACGCTCTTTTTGGTCGTTTCGTGGCCGTCCGCCTTTCTTCTTTCGCTTAATACTTCCGGCGACCTGCAAACGTTGAGTTAATGTCCCTTTGAAATCGCCTGTTGTGGAGTGTCTGCCGGATTGTGCCTGATTCGATTCCCTTAAGGACTCGCTCCCGGAATTCGGTAGGGTCATAGTTGAGATGTCGACAGATCCACTCGAAGCTTCCAACGTGGTCGGCATCACTTCTGATCCACCACAAGTCTGCATCTCCCTCTCGGCTGGGATTAGTGACTCCCTTTGCGGCGGACTCGATTCCCCTATAGAGGCACCAAAACCAGAGTTCGTGTTCGGGTAGGCTTGTCTCACTTGGAGTTGTGTAGTTGTCTCCTTGGATCCCGTCGATAAACTCGTGCTCGGCTCGTTCCCAATCTTTTGGTGTGAGACTGAGCCCGCTTCGCCAGGGGATCTTTCTCCCGGTAAGGGTGAGATTGGTTGGGACTCGGTTCTTACTTCGCCACTCTCGCTCTTTAATGAGCTCTTTGAGTCGCCTAACGTGTCTGTCGGCGATAA